CTACTCGGGTGTTGGGATTTTTCGTGAGAACTATGCAAGGGAGACATCATACTGGGCGATGCGGAGTGTGACGTTGGTTGGGGCTCCTGTGGTCATGTTAATTGTGAACGACCCACCTGCATCTCCATTGTAGGAGAAGATGGCAGTGGTGAACGTGTCGGGATCTGATGAGGAGGCCAACTGTGTAAGGCCGGTTGTAGTAAACGGTGCTGCAATTATACCCACAGCGGTGACGAGACCGGTGTAGGGGCGGGGAATCGTAACGGTTAAGATTCCTCCGGCTTCCACGGCAATTAGTGGCAGATTTCCGGCAATGACGGGCTGGGCGGCAGAACTTGCGAGAGTGATCTTGGCGTACAGGGCGTTGTTGAGACCGGGGGCATTCAGCTGGGGAGTGCGTAACTCCACTTCGTAATCCACCCAGACTTCCCCTACGGAGGCGGAAGTGTTGGCGGCTGGCATAACGTTGGATTGGACCACGCAGAGGTAACCGACATCGTAGAGCTTGATGTCGGAGTTTGCGGGAAGGGTCCCATTCCTAACGTAATAGGAGGATCGCTTGTTCAGATTATTTTGGGTGGAGACATGTGTCATCACTTCCCAAGGCGAGCAGAATTTGGTCTCTTGCCAGTTAGCAATTTGGGTCTTGCTAGTGGGAGACGGATCTGAAGCGTCGTATTCGACTGCCAGGTACACGCTACCTGAAGCACCCGTAGACGTGGTGCCTTGATAGCGGAAGCGAAGCTTCTTGAACTTGTAGGACTCATATTGAGGAGCGATCTGAGAAAGCCAGGGGAACATTTGATAAATTCCTGGGTTGATAGCGATTTGGGTTAAGCTGAATTGGCCTGTGCCGACATCCGTTCCATTGTTGAGCACATCCGTTATGTACTCGGAGTGCGTGATACAAACACCGTCTCGAAGAGATCGGGTTCGCGGAACAGTGGATCCCCCACGCCGACCAACGGCTGCTGGAGCGGTGGTGGACGTGGTGTTCGCGGTGTTCCTGTTCCTTTGGGGACGTTGACGTGGCGTGCGTATTACTACAGCCATCGGTTGGGCTGCGGCTTGCTGACGCGGCTGGCGGGGGGTGCGTTTCCCGCGGCGGCGTGCTGGTTGCGAGGCGGCATTGTTAGCGCGTTGCATGTTTTCTTTACGAAAGGGCACCCATTCTCTAGGTCCATCTGACCTATCCCCAGCAACCTCCACTTCAAGGCTGGGGCCGGTATAAGCATCTTTAAGAATGATCAGTAGCAACAAGGGAATCAAAAACCGGATCCGTCAAAAAGACGAATGGTTCCCTTGGTATTAATTTTTCGACTCTAGCCCAGTCTTTCTTTGTGATTCCATATTTTTCTTCTAGGGCTATGTAGGCTTCTTCCACCAGTTGGGGCTTGGTGGTATCCGCGGCTTGAATCTGATAACGATCAAGGAGATGAAACTGCTTCTTGTGGAAACAGAAGTTTTCCACAAAGGTACGAATGAGCGGCACTGAAACAAAAGTCTTGTATGACTGCGCTATGTCATTGAGATAATAGCGGCATGCCAAGGTGTAATCTTTCAGTTTGTATATAGCACGTGGATCTTTCAAACTTTTCCCCATTTTCAAAAATCTGGACGGGAGAGGCCCCCAGTAATACCCTCTTGTTGTGTGATACCACATGCCTCGAAGAAAGGTGCATGTGTTGAGGGTGGGGAGTTTGAGTTTCATTTTGATGCCTAGAAACATGAATAGTTTCTCCATGTTTTCCAGAGCAAATCCACTTATACAACACACACGCAGGACAAAGATCCATGCTAGAGCGATCACTATACTGTTTCCCACTGAAGTGTCGGCTCCTCCCGTGTCGCGCAAGGGGCGATCACGTTTGTTGATTTTAAAAAAGGAGGCGTCTTCTCTTTGACGGGGTTCCACAGTGTATGTGTTGTAGGATAAGGTGCTTAAAAGGTCGATAGTTTCATCATCGGCTCCTAACTTCTTGCACACACGCCAACCCATGGAAAGAGGTCCTATGGATTGGGACTGATCATACATAGAGGCGTCGCCTTCTATGACGTAGTGTGTGCCGTTCATTTCACCAACAGCGAGGGCGTCATCGCCACTCACAATCAAGCAGAATCCATGTCGCATTTGAAGGGCGTGGTCCATCCAGACGGATAAATCTTCGTCTGTGGCCGCACCGGCGTATGATATGCTGTAGTCGAGTTCGGGCTGGCTGCATATTTTGGGAATCATAGGCCATTCCATCTTCATGTTTTGTTGCACTCTCCAAATAACAGGTCCGACTAGACATTGCACTTTTGGATGCACGTTGATGATCACGCGCGGTTTGAGTTGCATTTGTCCTAGTTCGTCAGTTTTGAAGAGAATTTCGTTGGATTTCATGAAGAGGCTGGTTTTGCGAGCATGTTCTGCGTAATAGGTCCAGGTCTGTTGGTTCAGTCCCATAATAAGAACCGTATATTTACTCCGCTTGGCATTGTCGAAATGAGCAAGCCAAGTTCCAACTTCCTTCTCCCATTCTATGGCCGGATACTGATCGACGGTCACCATAAAACGTGCGGCCCAATTCCAATTTCGACGTTGAATTTCCGGGTCGAGAGGAGGGGCGGCCAAAATTCGGTAGCGCACGGCACAAGCTAAATTGTAGTCCGTGACTGCGGGGACATATCCAGGAATTTGGCAAGGAAGGAGAAGGTGGAAATGAGTTGGATTGCGTTCCCTTTTAAAAGGAAGTTCGCCGGTGATGTGTAGAGACGGGCAAACCGGAGGGAACGTGGAGTAAGGTTCGAGACTGCGGGGGATCAGAGATAATTCTGGCGAGTATTTTTCGGCAAGTGAGCGTATGGTCGGAATTACCAAACGCTCCTCCCAGGGGGTGAAGTAAAACAGTTCCCGCCATGCGGTGAACATCCCAGGAGTGATTTCCTCAACTTGAACAGAAGACGGCTTCTGGCTCTTTCTAAACTGCTCCACTATAGCAATCATTTCTTGCTGTAGGGTGGCTGCAGTGTTAAAGAGGGAGTGGAGTGAGATCGCGGTCATGATCGGCAGTTTCCGGCAGACTTCATGCATGGCCAAAGCGGGAAGGCACATCTGAAGTCGCTGAACTATAGGTACGTGTCTGAATCGGTACAGATTATGTAAAAATTCCAGAGGACCGAAGACAATATCCATGCTGCAACCATACCCCAAAGGGATTGTGGAGAGCCATTTCTTGTAGATCTCTTCGATAACCGGAACCATCAGGCACGTGTATACCGTCTGCTGTAAATCCACTACAGAGCCAGGGGTGAAGAGCGTTGTTTTCGGTGTTGGAGCTCTCCACGCATTGTATACTCGGTACAAAACCAAAGCACAGGTAGCCGCTCCCCCCACCATACCCAAGGTGGAGGGCCAGCTGTTGGTGTTAGGGACTTCTGCGGGTGCTGTTGCAAAAGCCTCACCATGGAGCTGGTTGTATTTCTCGGCGGCTGCTGCAAGAGTGCTGTTATAGGACTCTGCAACACGAACTTTATCTTCCAGGCCGTCATGCATGATAGCTAAGGTCATGCGATGAAAATCCGATGTCAAAATCGGAATGCGGCGGGAAAGGTCTCGGAAATGAACATTATTCAAAACGGCAAGGAGTGTTTTGTGCACTCTGCCTATGTTGTAATTTCGGAGGCGTTCGACTGCGTATTGGTTTATTATCTCTTGTACCAGGGGTTTGTAGACCAAAACCTTTTCAGTTAGTGGGGCGACATAGTCTTTCATAGGCCCAGACCAATTGCGGAATTTGGAATACATAGAGGAACGAAATTCGGTTATATAGGTACCGAATATAGGCATCTCACTTTTGACGACCACAGGGGTCTCAATTTCCACCAAGTTTCTGACAAATGCACAAGCTACAGGGTCTGCTATCTTGCCAGTGGTAAATCCAAACCCCATTACGCGCATGGAGCCCACGCGGGCCCATTCTGTCCAAAAGAGCGTGACCGAAATGGGACCGTCGAGGCATTCAACAGTGCGGGTGGGGAATTTGGTTCCGTCCCACATCCAATCCAGAGTTTCGTGGATATAAGGATCAAATGAGACGGAGTCTTGGGAAAAGTGGATGCGATGCTGTCCGTTTGTGGTTTTGCGATACCACAAAGCCTCTTCACACTGGCCTGCGTCGCCGTAAAAACAGCGGCCAACCCAGGCACAGAAAAGACCCATATTAAGGTCAGAGGCGGTCATGTTGGCGCTAAGGGGCGCCAAATACTTGAACCACATATCGGGGGAAAATCCGTCGTATATGTCAACGGCGAGATATCCAGAGGCCTCGTAGAGGTCCGTTGCCGGTATCACATTGTGAGTGCGAGTGAAATCCTTCGCGGTTATCATAGGACGGAAGGTGCGCAACTCCAAAGGTTCGGCTAACGTGCGGTTCATGTAGTCCACTATGCCATAAGTACGGGGAGATCCGTACAAATCGGTTATGGCACGGTGTCCCTCGTCATACAGTTTTGCGAGGGCAAGGCATGTTGCCTTAGACCGGACAGCAGCCCCAAATTGATGGGGGTTGTCGTTCCTGAAAGGAACTTCCCTGATACTGATCCCAGCTTCAACCATCTCTTTATACATAGGGTCCAGCAAATTGGCAGGGACCGAATAAGCACGTGCGCAAGGCATTGCTTCAAGAGAGGCGGCGGGAAGTATAGGAGCCTGGCGCGGAGCCAGGACGGGTCGGGGAGCACGAGGGACGTGTTGCTGCTGAGCATTATCCAGAGGGGGTACGGCGGCGTGCCTAACACGCGGCTGCGGACCACCTCCTCTGTCGCCACCCTGACGAGGGTTGGCTGCCCGTCGTTGTTCGACGGGTGCGGCCGGGGCTTGAGGGGGGACCTCGGCTGCTGGAGCTGCCATTGGAGCGGCAGCTTGTTGCTGAGCGGGTGCGGCGGCAGGCTGACCTGCGGCGGCGGTGGGGCGTCCGCCCCGGCGCTGGCCGGGGGGGAAGCGTACGTTAACGGCGGCACTAGTGCGGCGGTTGTTGTTTCCACG